CCGGTCGATAATCCAGTATTACCACTTGTTCCAATTACAACTGCCGTTCCATTTGGTCCAGATCCAGCACCAACTCTTTGCCCCTTTCTTACATAAACCTTATCCAGGTGTGCCATCTTAACATACATTCCATTATCTAACTGAACGACAACAAATCTTCCATATCCACCACCAGCCTTAATTGATGTATTCACATCAACAACCGTTCCCTTTGCAATCATTGAGAGTGGTTGTCCAATTGGCATTGCATAGTCTTCACCAGTATGACCTCTTGTTCTTCCATCAGCACCATGAACACGAGCCTTACCTCTTGATCCAATTCCGCCAGGTCTATAATCACCATAGTCCTGACCATCAGGATCAGTTATCTTAGTTCCACCTTGAGAAACGTAAGTCATTCCCCCTGGTCCAGGTGGTCCAGCAGTAGGAGGTGCTTCTCCTGCTGCAGGTTCTTCTGCTCCAGGTTCTTCACCTTCTTCCAAGAAGACACCTTCCAGTGGGCTAAAGTCTAACGGTTCACTCAGAATATCAAACGCTGACCTTATATTACCCTCCATTAAATCAAATGAATTTCTCATTTCATCTACTGCTGTAGATACCTTACCTTGAGAATCGAAGAAATCAAATGTAGAAATATTCGATAATATTGCAGACAAAACATTCCCAAATCCAAGCAAGAAATTTCCAGTGTTAGTTACAAACTCACTAAGAACCCTCATGGTTCTGTTTATTCTATCAATGACTTGTTTGACAACATTAATAATAATAGGGATATTTTTTATTGCCCATGCAACTAAGAGAGAACCTATAAAATCCATGATTCTTCCCATGAATCCCTTTGTGCTTCCAGAAGCAACATTTCCAGATCTTCTTTCTGCTCCAGATAATGAGGATGCTTCAATAATACTTTCCTGCTCTCTTCTCCTAACTGCTTCTCTTCTCTTCAAAAATGTACTCTGAGAGATTCTCATTGAAGATCTCTTAAAAGTATTCGATCTCTTTATTGTACTCGAAATGCTCTTAGTAGAAGATTGAGCATTTGTTACAGCCCTACTAAGACCACTAACTGATTCTGATATTTTAGCGAGAGCTACTGACATTATACAACAACGTTATAATTGATTTGTGAATATAATGTATAAAAGTTATCAATATTTGAAGATCTTATATTTGGAATTGAAGATGCCTGAGCACCAGATTCAACAGGAACAGATTGTCCCTCTCCACCACTACTAGGAAGTATCTGAACAGTTGGTTCAGATTTTGGTTCTGGACCAACAGATCCAGACATATCTGCTTTTGGTGCAGATGAAACTTGTGCTGGTGTTGAAGATCCAGTAGAAGTTGAAGATACCTGAGCTTGTGATGGAGGAGCAGAGGTTCCACCGCTAGTATCCCCCTTCTTCAATTCATCTTCTTTTTTAAATGTTGCTTGAGAGGTATTTGCTTCTACACCTTTAGTATCACCCTTCTTATCACCCATCAGACTTTCTGTTGGTTTTGCTGATGTTGATGTTGTTGCTGGTTTCGGTTCTCCCTCCCCCATAGACTGCTTATATGCTTCCGCTTCTTCCCTTTTTTGCTTAAGTAGTTTTGGATCTGCACCAGTAAAGTTTTTACCAAATGCCTCCATCAATTCATCTACAGCAAAAGCTACTCTAACTCCCTTAAAGAATATTCCACCTCTTGGAACCATTGACAGTGCCGCCAATGCACTATCAACGTATTCACCATTCATAAAGTTCATGGCACCACTTAATCCAGTTAGGATACTTCCAAAGAATCCAGGACCACCACCTTTGCCAGGTCTTCCACCTGTATTTGGAGTTGGTGGAGCTATTGGTTTAGGTGCTCTTCCAAATAATCTTCCTATTGAATTTGCCGCTCTGCCTATTGCACCTTTAATCGCATTCATCAGTGCGGAAAATGGTTTTCTAATTAATCCCTGATATACACCATTTAAAACAAATCCACCAATTCGACCAATCGTTCGAACAATTCCCGAAATGCCATATCTTGCTAGTGCAAATATGAATACAATTTTTCGTAATGTTCCTAGTACGTTATCTCTTATCTCTTCTAACTTTTTCTTATTATCATCCTTATAGGCATTCAGTGCATCGATGCCCTGCTTTGTGAGCCAACCTGCGACTACTCCTATGAATAGACGCTTCAGTGTTTCTAAAATTCCTTGTGCAGGAGCAGCAACTCTCTGCATCGGAGAAACGAGAGCACTTTGCATCTTTCTTTCGAAAGTGCTTTCCTTACCTTCTCTAAGTTGTTGTTCTGCTAAAAGTCTTTCTCTATTTTGCTGCTGCTGTTCTTTCATCCTCTCTAAAGAGGATGCTTCTGATAACTGAGTTGATATAGTCGTTAAGGAACTGCCGAACGAACTCATTCGGGCAGAAATCTTTTCTAACCTGTTACTGATATTATTTAATTGAATATCAGAGACTTCCGCCATCTCTTGCCCTTTCCTTTAAAGTTTCTTCTTCGATGTATTGCTTGAGTAGGGTAAGATAAATCTCTCTTTCCCAAGGAATCATATTTTCTAGCTCTGTCAAGCTATATTTATGATGTTGCATGAGGGCAAAATTAACCTTATAGTATGACTCAAGATCAGCATGAGCCATACCTACACGAAAAAAGCGGACAGACCCTCCAGCAAGACTTCACTTTCAACTCCAGTGTTTGGATTCTTGACCTTAAATGTGTGAGAAAGTTTGGGCATTGTTTCAAAGAAGTTTTCAATCTCTTTGAATTGCTTAGAACTTAACTGCTCCATAAAATCTAGAAGTTCTTTTTTGCTACAATCAGCAGCAGTCCAAGACTCTTCCTCATTATAAACTTGTTCAATGCATGAAGAGATCAAATCAAAAGTATCTTCCAGATCAATATTTCCATCCATAGCAAAGTTACTCTTAACAAACTCTTCCATTGAAGGATACTTCATACGGAGAGATAAGTTATCATCTAACTTAATATCTTTACTGTGCTTTTCACTTTCTTGAACTTTGATGTCGTCTAGAGCAATAACAACTGGAACCTGTGTGACTCCATCATCGGGACAAGTAACTAGAACTTCTACTTCTTCTCCAACAGACTTTCCACGAATGTTGAGGAAAAGATACTCAATATCAAATGTGGATAAATCTTCAACCTTCACACCACGAGAAAGAATACAGTTCTTGATAACTGTTTTAACTGCACCAGCAATTTGCTTTGGATCTTCACTCTCCATCGCAATAATCAAGACCTTCTCTTCCTTCACAAGAAATGGTCTATATCTTACTTTCTTTTTAGAAGAAGGAATCTCCAACTCATAAGTTGGCGTTGCAATCTTTGGTAATGGCATAATATGCTCAATTCAGTAAAATTATTTATTGGAGTTTTTCAAACCTAGAATACTTCAAAAGAACTATCAAAAGCAATATCAGTAGTGGATTTACTACCTCTTAATTTTGCAAAGTCATTTTGTAGATTGCGATTATACTCTTTTAAAATTCTTTCATTTCTTGCATTACTTGCTGCAACATCCTCTTTAACCACCTCAACCCCTGGTACAGCACCCTCTATATTATTATATGTTCCTTTAGCAAAGTCAAAACTAGTTACTTTTCCAGAAACATACCTATCAAAATTGAATGATGCGGATGCTTTCAAAACATCAGAACCAGCATAACTTACTGGAGTAGAGTTAAATGCAATAGGAAACATTCCAAAGAAAGTATATTCAATAGACTGTCTATAATCACGATCAAATTTGATAATTTTAGTTTGATCGCACTTATATTCATTTGGATATCTCATTCTAAAATAATATCCCTTTGATGCCTGATTAGCACCAGAACCACTGGCAATAAATTCTGTCCAGTGCTCCAAGAATTTCATAGTCTTATAATCTTTATCAACGTAAAACTCCAGATCAATTTGAGTAAAGAGTCTGGTGTGTGCCATCTTTTCAGCGACACCCATAAAGTTTCCAGTTATATCAGCGGTCCCAAGAGAACTACCAGGAAGAGAAGCAGAACTACAAAGAAGTCCAGAAGTTTCCCCAATGAACCTACTATCAACTCCACGAACAGCAAGATGCTGTCTTAATGCAAATGGCAATCCACCAAAGATCAATTGATAGTGGGATGTTTGTGCTAAGTTAGAGAACGTAGGCTTGAACTCTGATATCTTTCTAGGTCTTGGTGCAGGCACTCTAAATACCTAATATGGTTTCGTTATTGTTATTTAGATGTCATACAAAGGAAAATATCAACCATCATATCCACAAAAATACAAAGGAGATCCAACCAATATTATATACCGTTCCTTATGGGAACGTAAGTTTATGAAATACTGTGATCTGAATGAAAACATTTTAGAATGGGGAAGTGAAGAAATATATGTATGGTATAAGTCTCCGATTGATAGAAAGTCTCATAGATATTTTCCAGACTTTTATATTAAAGTGAAAGAATCAACTGGTAAGATCAAAAAATATATTATTGAGATCAAACCAAAAAAACAAACTACTCCTCCACCAAAACCTAAGAGACAAACTCAAGGTTATATCCGTGAAGCATATGAGTATGCCAAAAATCAAGCGAAGTGGGAAGCAGCAAAGGAGTGGTGCCTTGACAGAGGATATGAATTTAGAGTCTTTACGGAAAAAGAATTAGGTATTAACTAATGCCACGCAAAACTCTTGCCGAACAAAGGAAAACACAAAACACTGATACTGATGTTAATGTAAATAGAATTCGTGCCATCTCTGATGGTCTCGTTGGAAATGAAGATCCTGATGATCTGATGTACGAACTAATCTCAGCTTTAGAGGAAGGATCAAAGCAACCTCAGGTTGGGAAATATTATATTTTTGTTTATAACCCCAAAACACCAAACATCAAGTACGATCAAAACCCTCTTGTTGCAGTGACTGAAACATTCTCATGGGGATTTCGTGGTATAAACTATCACTGGCGAAAATCGAGACAATATACTTGGAATGAAATTCCTGGAGGTCTCTATGAAGTCTATTCTTCAGAATTAAAAGATCTTCAACAAATACCTTTTGCAAATTACAGGCTAAATATCTAAAAAAGCTATAATGGCTGCCAATAACTTCTCCCAAGCCTTACAGTTAGAACCACTTGTCTCATCGGCAAAACCATCATCGTCTGGGGCAAAAAACCAGACGAAAGCGAAGACAAATGCTGGTGGAAAGTCGCAGGGTGTAGAAAGTAAAATTTTAAGATATCCTTTGGCAAGAATTGATGACTCTACTGATTACTTATCAATTACAGTATCAGAATTCAAACCTGATTCATTCAGCACAAAAAAGGCAATAGAAACAAAAGAAATTGAGGAGAATGGATCAAAAACAAAAACTGGATCTTTAATAGGACAACTTCCAACAATTAGTGATAGATTGGCACAAGGTCAAAAAAATAGCGGAAGCGTATTCAATCTTAAAAATGCACAATATTATATAACTCTACCAATACCCAATAACATTAGTGATAGCAACTCTGTTTCTTGGGGTGAGGATACGATGAATCCACTTCAGGCAACTGGAGTAAATGTAATCACTGCAGAAAATCAATTTGCTGCACTTGGTGGTGCCGCAGCAGAAATAATGCAGAGAGTTAGTGCTGGTGTTGATGGAACCACACAAAATGCTTTAATATCAGCTGTTGCTGCTTATGGTGTTGGATCAAGTCCAGAGGCACTGATTTCTAGAGCAACTGGTCAAGTATTAAATCCAAACTTGGAATTACTATTCAGTGGTGTTAATCTTCGCTCATTTCCATTTGTGTTTGATTTTGCACCAAGAAGTTCTGATGAAGCATTGATGGTGAAAAAAATTATCAGGGCATTTAAAAAATCCATCGTTCCTAAAACAAACAGAGGATCTAATGCTACTGCTGGTGGAATATTTCTATCGGCACCGATGGTCTTCCAACTTGAATATAAGAAAGGAAGATCAAAGCACCCATTCTTAAATACTTTCAAACCATGTGCTTTGGTTGATATTCAACTGAACTACACTGGATCTGGTACTTATGCAACCTATCATGATGGAACACCAGTTCATATGCAAATGTCTTTGACCTTCAAAGAACTCAACCCAGTATATGCTGAAGATTATAGCGACAGCGACATCGGAGTAGGATTCTAAAATGGGATACTTTAGAGAACTTCCAGATATGTTTTATCAGTCTCCTTTGGGGACTCGTAACTCATCAAAGGAATATGTAAGAGTCAAAAACTTATTCAGAAGAGTAAAACTTCGTGACGATCTTAATAAGAGTGTCACAATCTTCAATAAGTATGAAGTTCCAGATGGTGCAAGACCAGATACTGTTGCAGAAGAATTATTTGGAAGTGCTGATTACGACTGGATTGTTTTGATTACTGCTGGAATCACAAACGTAACAGACCAATGGCCATTGTCCGATAAGGATTTGTATGAGTATGCGGAGAATAAGTATGGTTCTGATCTAAATGAAGTTAAATTCTATGAAACCAAAGAAGTGAAAGATTCTTCTGGAAGATTGATACTTCCTAAGGGTAAAGTTGTTGACGCAAGTTTCAGAATTCCAGATCCAAGCACTCCAACAGCAGATCTAGACCCAACAGTTGGAGTTACAAACTACGAATACGAAGTTCGCAAGAACAATGAAAAGAGAAGCATTTATCTTCTGAGACCTGAATATTTACAGTTGTTCCTGAACGAAATGAGAAAGATTATGCACTATGAAAAGTCATCACAGTTTATCAATAGAAGACTAATTAAAACTGAAAATACCAGAAACACTTCACCAAAGTAGTTCTAGTTTTTTATCAAACACCATAACGTATCGGTGCTTGCGGGAGCGTTCTTTCCATTCTCCCTCGGCACCTTTTATTTTACCTCTTGAATGCTTGGTGCCATCGGCATAGTAGAAATCTTTTTTAGGGTCTGTGAGACCTGCATATTTAAAGT